TCTAACGGTTAGGACACATGCCTCTCACGCATGTAATACGAGTTCGATTCTCGTACCCACTACTATCTGATTATCAGCCTCTTACAAACAAGTGAGGGGCTTTTTTATTGCCCTATATCTATATCAAAGTATCGTTTTTAGGCGTTATTAACGGGTATTTTCAAAAGAAAAAATGCAAATTTAATGCAAATTTTCATCTTGCATTATTATCGCGCTATCCCGTTTATACGCTGTTTGCGTATATATACTAAAAATGATAATAATATGGCAACAGTTAGTTTTTACTTAGACACCCGCAGAGAAAAGAAAGACGGTACATTTCCGGTTAAGCTACAAGTCAGACACAAAGGACAAATAATGTTATGCACTGATTTTTGCGCTACGCCGGAAACATGGACGGGCACAGAGTATAATAAGAACGCAAAGAATCATAAAACTAAGAACGTAGCGATTCGGAATCTCATTAATCGTGTTGAAATGTTACTTGTTATACTTGACGATAATCAGAAGTTAAGAGGAATGAGCGATAAAGCGTTAAAAGACTACATTATAAAATCTATCAAAAACGAATCGACCTGTAAAACTTTCGTAAGCTACATAGACGAGTTTGTAGCAACAAAATCAAAGGAAAATACAATCGTTTTATATAAAGCGACAAAAAATAAGATTCTCACCTATGATCCAACCTGTACATTTGAAACAATGACAAAGAAATGGCTAGAATCGTTCAATAAATGGCTAAAAGATACCGGAATAAAAACAAACTCGATTTCAATCCATTTAAGGAATATTAGGGCGGTTTTCAATCACGCGATAGATAATGAGGAAACGGAACTATATCCATTTAGAAAGTTCACAATAGAAAGGGAGGAAACTAGAAAACGATCGTTAAAACCGGATCAACTTATTACCCTAAGAGATTTCAACGGAGAAGAATATCAAAAAGAGTATCAAGACATATTCATGCTTATGTTTTATCTAATCGGAATAAACGCAATAGACTTATTTAACCTCAAACAAATAGTTGACGGACGCATAGAATATAAACGAGAAAAAACCGGAAAGCTATACTCTATCAAAGTAGAACCGGAAGCAATGGAGATAATAAACAGGTATAAAGGAAATAAATTTCTACTAAACACGCTCGAAACCAACGATTACAATTATAGAAAGTATATGGCAGCAATGAATAGAGGTTTGCAAAAACTGGGAAATTTCGAACGAAAAGGATTAGGCGGGAAAAAGATTAGAGATATTTTATTTCCCGGCATCACCTCGTATTGGGCGCGCCATACATGGGCTACAATAGCGCATAAAATAGGAATATCGAAAGATGTAATATCTTTAGCTTTGGGGCACGAGTTCGGATGCAAAACAACCGGAATTTATATAGATTACGATTTAGAACAAATAGATAAAGCGAATAGAAAAGTAATAGATTATATTAATTCACTAAAATAATTCGCCAAAAACTTGCATAATAAGCAAATGCTTATTATCTTTGTAGAGTCAAATAAGAGTTCTTAATTTTAATGTTTAACCAATGAAAGATGAAGAAAGAAAGGAATTAGAACAAGAGTATGAGAATTTAAAACTTCTCGCTTCATTTCACGAAGCCTACGGGGTTCCCGAAAATGAAAAAGAAAGAGAAGCATTAATAAATGACATACTTGACCGGATGAATGAGATTCGGGAAAAATTAAAAGAGTAATTAACCTCCCTCCCTTCGGGGAGGGATTAAAACTTTAAAATATGATAGATATAAACGCCTGCTTGCCAACACCCGAAATGAAAGCGGATTTTGAAAGATTTAAAACCTTGTCTACACAAGAAGAAAGGGATGCTTTCAAAAAAGAAATGCAAGCCAAATATAACGCACTGCCAGAGGACCAGAGAGAAGCCTATAAAAAAGCGTCTGAATCTGGACTAAAAGCAACTGTAGACGCTTGTAACGATTTCATTGAAAGAGCGGAAGAAGCTATATTAAGAGATAAGCTCGGAGAATTGCCGGAGGCTATTTCGTTTAGCTATATCGCAAAGAAGTATTTCGGAAAGTCAAGAAATTGGCTATATCAAAGAATTAACGGTAACATCGTAAACGGGAAAAAGGCTCGCTTTACTGATAATGAACTTCAAACTTTTTTAAATGCTTTGAAGGACGTAAGCGAAATGATTCATCAAACATCGCTTAAAATCGGTTAAGATTCTTATTTGACACTAACCCCGCAATGTGAGCCGTTGCGGGGTTTTCTTATTGTATATAAATAAAAAGAGGTTGTGTCGTTCAACGGCACAACCTCCCATTCTTAATGGAATAAATAACGCATTATCTCCCGTCCTCGAAAAATAGCAATTTTCCACAGAGAGATGATACAACAGACACCCCCACCCGTACACAAATATACTAATTATTTCTTGATTTGAATATTATTCGACCAATTATTATCAGAATAAACAAAATTATAATTCCAAACGCCCACCCGCCCAACTCCATTTTAATAGATTGCCATCGGTTCAACTGTTTTTCGACCGGATAAGGCACACGAATAGAATCGTTTTTAAGAATCGTATCGGTACGATTCGTTGTTAAGTAGCGATACAGATACTTATATCTATACTGATAAACTGTATCACCCTTTACGAGCGTATAAATACTATCTCGTTGATAGATGCTATCATAACGGATGCTATCGCGCGTTTTGTATTCAGTGCGGACGGACTCAACCGGGATATATTGAGTTTTGCAAGACATAAAACACACCGCCAATATTAACAGTATGATAATATAAACTAGCCGTTTCATAGCTTTAGTATTTGTTTCCGATTACGTCCTTCTCTGAATGACACGTGTACCCAAGAAAAATCCTTTTCGTCGATTAACTGGTCGAAAGGTAATTCGCTTTTGATTATTTCGAATAGCTTCCGGTTCTCTTCTTTGCTTCCTACCGTAATATCGGCGGCTTCCCCTAGTCGATGTTGGCTAGATGTCGCACCGTTAACGCTACGATTAAGAATTGCACTGCGATACCCAGAGCTAACGCGGATCGGTTTACCGTATTTCTCGCGTAACGGATCGAGTACATTATCTACTAGCTTTGTTAAATTGTTGATAGCTTCCGCTGTTGGGAAATTATCAATTCCTTTCGCTAACGCCGTATCGGAGTGCGCAAGCTCTTTAATAGTGAAGTGTTTCATTCTGCTGTCTCCTTATTGTTTTGATTAATAGTTATTGGTCTACGTGGTGGAGTTCTCCGGCTGCACTCGCTGTCTGGTCTGTCACATCGGTTGTGTTCCGCATCCTTCAAAGCTAATTCAAGCTCGTAGTATTTACGCATCCAATTTTGCGCCTCTGCCTGCGCGGTTCTCCATTCCCGGTAAATCGTATCTACTTTCTCGTCTCGTTGTTTTAATCGTTCGTCGTACCGCTCAATCTGCTTGTTTAGATTGTCAATGATAGAAAGTAAATTTTGGAGTTCCATAGAATCCGCCGTAGCCTTTTCTTTTCTAGCGTTCGTTTTTCGATTCGCTAGAAAAGTAACAGTAAATCGGATCGCCTCTAATCCTCCTAACGCTCCTATGATTTTTAACCATTCGTCCATATTTTTATTTTATGTATTTCATATCGCTTTGGGTAGCTCTTATTCTACCGATAAAGCCTCATTAACCGCTACCTGAACAAAAGCGACGAACCCCGTACTCACATATTTTTTAATACTTTCCGCCTGTTCGGGAGATACTTCTACTTCACCGTTCTTGTAGATGTTTTGAGCTAATTCCAACTCACCCAAATCGGCGGTTTTCTGATAAATCGCATTGCCTAACATTTTTGCAATATCGACGGTACTGTTATTCCCTTCGATGTCTTTTACTTGAATTTCTCTAAAGTCTATTTTCATAATTATGTAATTTAAATATTATTACCAAGTTGCACTAAATAAAATTCCATTTTTAAATTGCAATACTTTAGTTCGTGTACTCCCATTATGCCATACTTGGGCGATTTCAATATATTCATCAATCCCTCTTCTGCCATCAACTACAATACCACCATCAATAGCAAGTGCTATATTATCTCGTCCTCCGGTTACGCTAATAGATACGCCCCTGTTTATATCATAAGGTCTTGATCGGTGATCGTAGAATCTTCCTAAATAATCGACTCCTAATGTACTAAATGGACCGACAATCACTTGTCTATTGGGACTATTAAAACCAATCATATTGTCGTAAAGAAACATTTCGTTACCAGAATTTGTGCCACTAACAGAACCCGTTCCGATGTGGGTATTAGATATTTGGAACCCTGCGATTGTTCCTTCTACAGCTTCTATTCGTTTTACAACGAGTTTGTTTGCATCAATAAAGTCAGTTACGATCTTACCGTTTTTTATGAAAATCTCTCCGCCTACGGTCACCGCACCCGTTGCGGGGAGTGACAATTTGCCATCTGCTGTTAATTCAAGCCCGGTTACATTATGCTTAATTGAACCGCCTTTTATTAACCAACCCTGCGTTTTTGATAGATTACCGACGAATAAACCCGATGTTCCTAATATGTCGATCGTCGCATTTTGAGCTACTAACAACTGTGTGGCGACATTTATAAATTCGTTAAACAAAGTCCATTTCGTTACATCGAAAGAAGAACCGGAATTATGATCCGCACGACACGAATAAGTATTACCGTTGTAGATGATAGTATCTCGATACTGCGTGTTGTTAACATAGTTAGTATTTGCTTTCCACTCGCCGCGCGGACGGATTAGAGGACCGGGAAGCCCTTTTGCCCCGGTTGCACCCGTATCACCCTTATCACCCTTGTCGCCTTTGTCACCCTTGACCTTAGTCCATGTATAAGCGGAAAACGTATTGCTGTCTGCCGCCGTGAAGTCGGTGTATTGTCCGATATATGCGCCCGGCGTCTCACCGTTGTTGGCGGTGAATGTCGTACCGTTGTCCGAGTACTTGATATGCAGATAAGAAGTTTGTCCGTTGGCTCCGGTTGGTCCGGCAATACCTTGATCTCCTTTAGGACCTTGAGAGCCTTTCAACTGCACCCACTTATAAGAAGTGTATCCGGTTGGAGCGGTCGCGCTAGTTGTTACCGCCGTACCGATATAAGTACTCGGAGTGTCAGACATCGGATTACCGTTCGCATTAGCGGAGTACTTCACGTGAAAATACTGTGATGTGCCGGGAATACCTTGCGATCCGGTCGGTCCTGTATCACCTTTGTCGCCTTTTGCCCCGGTTGCACCCGTATCACCCTTGTCGCCTTTGTCGCCTTTGACCTTAGTCCATGTATAAGCGGAAAACGTATTGCTGTCTGCCGCCGTGAAGTCGGTGTATTGTCCGATATATGCGCCCGGCGTCTCACCGTTGTTGGCGGTGAATGTCGTACCGTTGTCCGAGTACTTGATATGCAGATAAGAAGTTTGTCCGTTGGCTCCGGTTGGTCCGGCAATACCTTGATCTCCTTTAGGACCTTGAGAGCCTTTCAACTGCACCCACTTATAAGAAGTGTATCCGGTTGGAGCGGTCGCGCTAGTTGTTACCGCCGTACCGATATAAGTACTCGGAGTGTCAGACATCGGATTACCGTTCGCATTAGCGGAGTACTTCACGTGAAAATACTGTGATGTGCCGGGAATACCTTGCGATCCGGTCGGTCCTGTATCACCTTTGTCGCCTTTTGCCCCGGTTGCACCCGTATCTCCCTTATCACCCTTGTCTCCTTTGTCGCCCTTGACACCCGTTTCTCCCTTAGAGACATATTTAAGCCAATCAGTAGAATTGTCTGTTGGTTCTTGGATTGTTTTGTCTGCAATACATATCCATGTACTGCCATTGCATACAACTTCATCATAGTACCAATATGTGCCCGGCGTCCATACTCCTTTGAAAGCAGGTACGGGAACTTCGGTTATACCGTCGTTAGATAATTGCTTGATAGTCCCGGTCATATACACATTGCGGAGATACGCACTATGTCCAGTCATTTCGATACCAAACAATTTCAAGTTAGACAAGTCGCCCAACTGCATAGCGATCATTTCCTTTGAAATCTCCCAACCGTTTACACCTGTCAGGTAACGGACATAGCTTTGTGTCGAGTAGCTCGATTTTTGCCGCTCTTTGTTTGTGAAATTACCATACGAAACGAAGTGCATAGCCTTGCAAGGGTGTGCGGTTGTACCAGAACGAAGCGCATATTTAAACGTGGAATCACCGATCTTTTCAGTAATACGAAAATAAGCGGTTTGAAATCCGGTTGAGTCGTTGAATATACCTTTGCAAATATCATCTACCTCTATTTCTGCTATTTCGCCCGGTTCGAGTTTAAGGTAGATAATCCGATTTGATTCGTCTATACGTTCGATGATCCCGCCGCCCGGAGCGTTCCACTCTTCACCCGAAACGATTGATACGCGGTTGTAGCGTAATTCAGGAACTTCAAGGAAATCACGTAGACGAAGAGATTTTGCATCTATATGACCGTCTTTGCCGATTAACCAACCGATTAAGCCTTCTGTGTAGTCATTTGAGGATATATCACCGGAAAAAGTCGCTGATTTGGCAATCAGTTTATCAAGAACGTTGAGTATTTGCGTTGTTACCGTCGTTGCGGTTAACGTATCCGTAGAAATACCCTTCGTTACGTCTAGCCCATTGTCAACGATTAAACCACCTAGCAACTTGATAAGAAATTGCGTTTCGTCTGGTGCTGTTTTGGATAGATACGAGTCTTTTAAAGCATCGATAGCCGCATCTAGTTCCTGCCTTATGCGCAAAGAAGAAAACGTATTATCGTCGGTCAGTGCCGTATTATTATCGGTCAGAGCAATAATACGAGACTTTATTTCAAATAGGGAACGAAGAGATGACAATACATTCTCATCTGAAACAGTACGCCCGTCATCGATTTTCAGCACGTCAAGATTACCCCCGCCGCCATTTATAGGCGTTGGCGTTGTTGTACTAATACTTACCGAACCGGAATTGCGTAAATACTTATTCCGAAACGAATGAGGCACTTTCTTATTTTCTACTTCTATCATGTTTCTATTAATGATACGTTACAACTTTCATTTGCGTAATCAATACTCATTTGATCTACTATCATTTCTCTTTTGAGGGAATTTTCGTAAATCCTAGACAGTATCGAAAAGCCACGATTCAAATTATTGCTGTATCTAAATTTAGGAGCTTTATAATGTGTATAAAACTTGTCTATTAGTATTTGTTCCGGCAATACATTTTTATCGTGCAACGGGCTATATACCGTTTTTAAATAATCAAATTTATCCCCTGATTTGGTAGCGCAATTTGAGTAAGAAGAAATGTTTTTTGCGTTTGAGTTGATTAATAGTTCGATGTCGTCCATTTCCGTAACATTGTTGTCATTTATTATATTGCTGTAAACTACGTCGGAATCATGTTTCGAATTATTAAATAAATCGTAGGTATCTTTATTGCTAGTATATTTAAGCATAAAATCGGAAATATGAAATGCAATACATGTGTAATCTTTAGCGTCCTCCTGCGGTCTATCTGCAAGACAATTAGGTTCGCCTATTTCAAATATTAAATCCCCTTGTAGTATTTCATTTTCAGGCAATTTAATAGCGATTGCATCTTGGCTATCGATCAGATTCATTTTATAACTAATTGTATTCGTTAATTGATAATCAGTCTCAAAGACTTGCTCATTGTCTTTATTTTGTCTAACCAAATAGAATCGATCTTGCAATATACACTCATTATAATAATCTTCGCTAATATATATCATCCTCAACTCATTATTTATGTGCTTTTGATAATAATACCGTCTATCATCTCGACTAATAACAAATGTCCCTTTTGTATATTGGTTTGAGATTGAGTCAAATTCTGTTTCATGAACAAAACGTTGGTATCCGTATTCGTCAATATAATAGTATGCTGTTACATCATACACTCCGAATCCATACTCTAATACTTCTTCATAATAATTTCTTTCTCTTTTTAATTTTACCTCTTCAATATTACACCATTTTTCGCCATTGTAATATAAAGTTCCTAATTGCAATTTACATGGTATTAATGTAGATGTATATTTCCATCCATATTGATTGTGATATTTAACGTTAAGATAATTTGTATCAGATTGACTGATTATTGAATGGGCTAACCTATTTTTGGAAAGCTTAAAAGTCATGTTAATAAGAAAATACCCCCCCTTAAGAACTAAATAGTTCTTGTTAATTAGCTTCAACATAGTGTTTCTATAACGCTTATAATAAGTATCTAAAAATGTGAGATAAGTTTTCCAATCCAAAGAGGAAGGATCGCCATCCTCTTTGACATAAGAACAACATTTCTGTATAAATGTGCCATTAGTACAACTATCTATATTTTCGATTGACAGTTCATCTATTTTTGTAATAATTGCAGGATATTGTTCCCAGTTTATATTACATTGCTGCGAATAATTCCAATTTTCTTTTGACATAAAGAATGCAGAAAGAAGAGTATGTACTTCTCCATTTAAATCCATATCAGAGATATAATATTTATTGTGATCTGAATTTTGATTTACAATATCTTTTTCATCGTCTAGTAACTCCGGGCATAAGTTGGTTATCTGATTCATATTAGCAACAACAGATACTTTATTATACACATCACCAAGCGATATACTTCCTGCACTTTCAGATACACCAATACCGTACACATTCAATAAGGCGGATTGGATTACTACGCTTTCGCATGTGTCATTTATCCTATCATAAACGAAAAAATGCAGTTCGTCGTTTTTGATAAAATCATAGTCGATCATATAATAAGCATCCTGATACTGAATGAACGTCATACCGATATATTTAGAGATTTCTTCTAAAACATCTCTACTATTCATCGGCTCCTTGGCTTCATCAAAGAAATTTCGTTCGTGTATATAAATATCTTCTATCAAAGAAGTAGCAGCATCTTTCGAGATACTATTAGTTTTTTGAAAATACAATTTGCTTAAAATCTTTCCGGGGTCGGCAATATCAAGAATATGCATAATAACATCCTTGAAGCTTTTCATGAATGCACCAGAAGCATCAATATAAGAGTATTTCTTGTTTTCCAAAACGGAAACAGTATCAATAGCTTGCAACTCCACTATATTAAGCGGAGTTATATAATCACTCGAATATAAATTTGGACTCATATATCCAAACCACTCTAAAACATCATCGGTTTTATTATACAAACGAACTTCTATATTTTGCCCTTCGGCTGTATATAGGTCTGATAAAATTTTATCTGTCAATATGCTTGTTACCGAATTAGACATTTTCAACGGCTTGTATAGAGTGTCCGATTCATACTCAACAGTAAACGGGCTATCTGTTAGGGTGAGTTCTTCGGAATACGTTGCAAATACCGTATGAACTTCGATTCTATACGTCTTGTCTTTCCTGCTCTTAAACTCTGAATAATATCTTAGTTTCATCTTACTTTGCTTTTCTGATTATAATGATTACTCAAAACTCCTTCTAAATCTCTTCCATGTATGCGAAACGTTACGCTTGCGGGCTGATTTCCATTTTCTGCAGACGGTGCAATCTTTTGCGATAAGGAGCCATATAAACCGCTATTTAGCATTTGAAACAAATTACTTTGCTGTGATCCATTTAGAATCATCTCGCCTGAATTGAGTAAAGCCGGAACTTTATCGCCTGTGAATGATGTGCCAGGCACAATACCACCCGTTGCGAATTTAGGAATACTAGCCATTGCAGCGACGACAGCAGCAACGGTAACTACTGCTTCGGTCTGTTTCGCAGTTATTAACGATTGAATAGCTGGAATAGCTTGCGCAATACTGGATATAACATTTGCGCCCCATTGAAGATACGCCGCCGCACTTTCATTGGTTATTCCAGATAAAGACCCCATAATACTACCAACTGCAGATAGAGATTCGGCATACCTTTCATTCATGTCTATATCTTCTTTTTTAAAAAGTGGATCATATTTCGGCAACTTTAAGTTTTTACCTTCTTTCCCATGCGTTGGAACCTTATCGTAAGTCGGTGCAATAGGTACGGATAAAGCACCGGCTTTCATCTCGCCGTGAGCGATTTTAAACGCTTCTTGATCGACTACAAACTTTAGATTGATCTTTCTTTGTTCTAGTTCGTTTATAGTTGTTTGAATCGTTGCACGCACTTGCATATCGGTTTCGGCGATAAGTTGTTTGTTTAATGCAGACAACTGAATGTTTATCGCTTCAATACTATTTCCGCTAGTCTCAACCTGCAATTTTATCTTCTTGGCTTCGAGTTCGTTAATCGTTGCTTGAATTGTCGATTTGGCTTGTGTATCTGTTTCTGCTACGAGTTTCTTGTTTAATTTGGATATTTCCGCATCATACCACGCGATGGAATATCTTCTAGGTTCTGCCGCCGCTTTCGCTGCCGATGCTTTTCCCGCCGCTGCTTTCGAATTTCCGAACTCTGTTGTAGATTCATTAAATTCTTGCCGCTGTTGGGCTATCTGCTGCGAAGTTGCATAGTATTTTTTTCCTAATTCTGTTAACTTTTTCAAATCATCATCACTTAATTTATTTAACAGCTTATTGTATATTATTGCATCCTTATATTTCTCCGCTGCTCCCTCTTGCGCTATTTTTGCCGCATCATTGATTGATTTTGTTTTGCCATAATCATTTGTCCTTGCAACATCTACTTTTCTATCGCTTTCAATCCTTTTTGATAGTTTTAAATACTCGTTATATTGCCTTTTCCAATAGTCTTTAGCTTCGTCCCTGCTTGCGGAAGGCATAAGGTCAATTTTCATAACTTTTTCAAAATCATTCAGCGAAATATCTTTTGCCGAAAGTTTTGTACCAACGGCAATACTTTTAGTTAACGCATTTAAAGCGTCTGCCGCAACTGTTTTTCCCGCCTCTTCTTTCTTCTTTAATTCGTTATCCCAATCCTTAAATGATTGATCTCGTTCGTCATTTCCTAGCTGCTTGTTCTTAGCGTTTAATCTCGCTTGGGCTATTGATTCATCGAACTTTCCTTGAAAATAATCGAATGAAATTTCAGTGTTTCCAAGTTGATCCAACGCCGAATGAGCTTCCTTGGATTTTGCTATAATATCGTCCATTCCCGACAAGAAAGAAGTAAAGTCACCAGAACCAAGCGAATAAAAGAACTCGTCTACCCCTGTCTTTGCAGACATCATTGCGGCGGCTGTTTGATCGCCAAGCGTTTGCGAAGAATTGAGTAATTTAGTAAATCCCTCCCCAGCACTTACAGCTAAACCAATACCGCCCGCAACTTTTACAAAGCTAGAGCCGACGGATTTCGCCATATTACTAATACCACCTTGAAAGCTGTTTACGCTACCTTTTGACTTCTCTAGATTTGCGTCAAAGTCATTCGTTTTAAGCAATAATCGTGTTATTATATCAGACATCTTTATTCGTATTTAATTGTGATTCTACTTCTTTTGCCTTAGCTCGTAATCGTTGCATTTCTTCGTCCGTTACGCTCGTATCTTTCTTTTCTTCTTCATCCCACGGGAACCGGAGTATATCGGTTTGCTTTAGCGTCTTTGTGCTATTAGATTGCGCTATAATGAAACCTAACAATCTAGTTTGTTCCCACGCTTCCCGATTGCGTCGATTCAATCCGTCTATAAACGATTCAACCTCGATAAAGTCCATTTTATCGAGGAAGTAATCGGGAGCGATCCCGCCCTCACCAACAACGCGCGAATAAAGTTCGCGTATACTTACGGCTTTCGTTTCCGCGTTGTCACCTTCTTTTTTTTTACGTCATTTCCTGCCGATTGCGAACGTAGTTTGATTTCATCCAAAATAAACTCTTTGAATTGTTCGAATAGAGTCAAGTCATTTTCACATAATTCGATAAATTCCTCAAATTCCATTTTGAACAATTCCTGATTAGAGGTAAGCAGGAACGAATAAAACAAAAGAAACTCGTCTAACATCTTTCCAAACTGGAACGGATAGCCGGATATAGATTCGAACACAAAGAACGCACGAAGCGTATATTTCAAAGAGAAATCTTTTCCGTTAAGTGATATTGTTTTCATTGAATAAGTCGTTTAGAGGGCGGCAAAACACCGCCCGTAAGTTATTTACTAGCTGCTTCCTTTGCAAGCGGTCCGGTTCCTTCGAAACTGATTGATAGTGTTGCTTTGTCTCCATCCGGCGCATTTGCTTCTAGCGAAGTGATAACCGCACTACCTGTATATGCACCTTCCGCTAGCGTCCATCCGGCGGCGGGCATTTCGTTTACGTCAGGATTGCCAACAACGCCAAATTTCAGAACAACAGGTTTATGCGCCAAGAACAAAGCGAATAGTTTATCGTAGCTATTCGCATCTGCATCCGCGCTAAATACGTTTTCACTGGAAGCGTTCCAAGAAAGTTTTTTAATGTCCTTTTCCGTCCAGATACCCGAATCTTTACTTTGTGTGTCGATTGTTTCAGCCGAAAGCCCCAATTTGCAAGATGTGGCAAGTGCGATGGCTTTACCGTCGATGAATAACATTAGGTCTTTTCCTAACACTGATTTTGCTTTACTCATAATTTTATCGTGTTTTAGTTAATTATTCAGTTTTAAATGAGAATACGAGGCTTTGAATAAAAGTATCTTCTATAAAATCCTCATTCGCACTAATTAGTTTAGAATCGATCACATCGAAGTTATCATAACTTCCTCGTTTGTTTTCGAGTGATTTACGTACCTCTTCCGCGATTGTAACAGAGTTCAAATAGTTATCACTGGCGACAACGATCTCAACCGAAACTGTGTCACCTGTGCTGTACCTATCTTTCGTATATTCCGGCGTTAAGGAGTTGCGTTTGTAGATCACAAACGGAAAAGATGTTTCCGTTTTGGTCGAGATAGCATATATTTTATCAGAAACCAATTTTGCCAACTCTGTAGAGTCGCTTAATTTCTTATATACGTGTGCGCCTATTGATAAACTCATTTCTTTTTATTTGCTACTTTCATTATAGAATCAATTATATTTTTCTCTAGTGAGCTCTCTGCTTCTTTCTGCTTCGATTTGACCGCATTAGAAAAGAAGTGGGAAGCATTTATAATACCCCTATTCGCTCCTTTTTTGGTAGCTCGTTCTTTTGTTCCTGATTCGAACCATTTCAGCATATAGGCGCGTGATCCCTTTTTGCGGCGGTCGATCAAGTCAACCCGTGCACCGGAAGCATTGCGATAAACTGCTACGTTTATTTCGTTCTTTAACGGTTTGAACGATACGCCATTCTTAGAACTGCTAAATTCTGCATCAGTAACAGCGGAAACTAGATTTTCCTGTGCCTGTTTACGAATGATAAGAATCGACTTTCTAAGAGCGGAGGAAATTGCCTTCTTTGCTTCTTTATCGTTCAACCGTTTAAGTAGTTCGTTTACTCGCGTTGCATCCACTTCGACGCGATACAAGTTGCGCCCGGTGTAATTGTCGTTACTCATTGATTACCTCCGCTTCTATAACCGTTGCTTGTTGCTTCCGGTCGTGATTGATAGATAGAATCTTGTATTTCTGCCCGTCGTATTCGATCCTCATTTTAGCGTTGATCTCTTTACAGATGCGAATCATTATCGTATTAACGGTCGTATTATATATCTCGCCGTTCGCTTCTTTACGTGCACCCGACTTAAAGCGAATGTATGCGCGTTTATCGAATACTTTCACCCAACTTTCAGACGTGCCGCCCAGATTATCGCGCTTTGACTCGCTACGGTAAAAAGCGATCATTTCGTTTAATAATCCTGCTTGCATTACGTATATCGTTTTAAAGGTTGCAGCAATAGTTCTATGTGCCCCGGAATAACTTGCGGAGTGGCAAATGTTACCGATTCGCGGTTTGCGTAGTAATTCGCTATAAGGATGCGGATCGCGTGCCAGATACGCCGATCTATTTTTGCGTCCTTAACGTAGTTATCTAGCGGATTATTTAGATACGATTCGATAAGAAGTTGAACGGGTTCGATAAGCCCGGTTATATACGCGTCGTCCGTGTCGAAGTCAACGTTTAAATGCTGTTTGAGTTCTTCGAGTGTTACGTATTGTGCCATATTGGATAAATTAGAAAGGGCTAGAGCCGAAGCCCCAGCCCTTTAGTGAATGATAGGTTATAGAATTAGGCAGAAGCTTTTTTCTTTGCGATGGCAAAGGCTTCCGGGCGAGCTACAACAATATCATAATCAGTATTCAACACAAAGTTTACGACATTACTTTTCGCTCCGGTATACGGGTCTATCACTAAATCCATATCGCCGAACTGACCGATAGCAGCGTTGGAGAATACACCGAATCCGATAGAATCGGCGTCCATGTAGTTAGTAACAAGAACCGGATAACCGTTCACCATACCATTTTGACAGATCATTTCAGCAGCCCCCGCCGCTTTGGGAGTGGATTTCAAAGTACCATACACCTTTGGAGTGCAAACATAGGCGGCTGTACCGTCCGTAACATCTACGCCCGCATCCATGACAGTAGATTCAAGTGCAACAATATTCGCGAACGTCAATGCGGAAGTATATTCTACATCCGGTTTTGCCTTTACAAACACGCCGTTACTTGCACCAGACAACGCAGCCCCCGAAAACATCCATTTGTTCAAAGTACGGGCAACACCAAGCGAAATTTGTTTTAAAACTACGTCCTGCAAAGAGTAGTTCGTTTGGTTGATCGCACGCTTAGACACCGGGATAGAAATAGATACACGTTTGGGTGAAGCCTTGATTTTGTCGATATTCAATTCGATATCGGTAACCGCAACGTTTTCACCCTGAATTGTTGCTTCAACAGCCGCCAATGTTGGGAAAACAAGGTCACCTACAAGCCCGCTTTGCATCTTGATACCTAGTTTATCAATAATCAAGCCTTTTTCTAACGGTTCAATGATTTCACCGATTGTAACAGGAACCATGCTAGCCGCATCGGTTGTATCTGTAACAGTCATCGCACGTTCTACAACTTTAATACCGCCTTCCGATACTACTCCGTTGTATTCTTCCAAAGAGCGATGATTAACGACGTCAAAAACAGCCTGTGAAAACAACACGCGACGGTCTGACACCAGTCCCGCGTTAATATCTTCAAGCGCACGGCGTTCGACTTTCATTTCCAAAAGTTCTTTCTTTGTTTTTAACTGCTCAAACTGCTCTTTCTCGCTTGCGTCGAGTGCTCTTTTTTCCGCTTCTGCTTTATCCAACAGAGCGCGCATCTGCTCTTTGTATTGAGCAATAGTTTCAAATTCTTTTCTCATGTTTTAAATTGATTTGCGTAAATTATTAATTTCATTTAGATAGTCTTTATTCTCGCCGGACAACTCCGCTATCGTATCGTCCATACTCCGCACCGTTACGTCTGTACCATAAAAAGCAGGATCAACAACGGGAGATATATCGGAAATCCGATCAATCATGTGTACAGTACGAAGCAACAACCCGTCTTTCATTGAATAGGAAACTTTTGTTTTATCCTTTTCATTTAAAGCATACGCAAAAGACGAACCGAAAATATCACCGCGTTTAATCATTTCTACGGCGAAATCTCCATCGGGAGTACTAGGAGCCTCAAATCTGTATTTTAATCCGTAGTCGTCAAGTTCAAGCGACAAAGTTCCCGCACCACGATTAGAACGAGCTAACAATCTCTGTTTATTATGATCTAACAGAGCTTTAACATCACAACTACGCAATAACTCTTCCGTTATAGCTCCCTTTTCGATCACCTCAACAAAAGCGCGTTGTTTTTCCCTGTCGTACAATACACGGCTTTCTTGTCCGAATACAACCGCATAACCTTCGATTATTCTTCCATCTCCAACTTTAGGAGCACCTAACTCTGTATAACTTCGTATTTCCATATTTTGCAAATATCATTTTACTATATGTTTGTTTCTTCGTTTTTGGGTAGCTCTACTTTTTGACTAGCCGCCTCGATTGGTTGAACGTTGCAGGAGATAAACACTTTGTCGCCTCCTTCAACGGGCGGTTTTCCTAAAGCCCTACGAGTATCATTCGGGGAATGAGCTCCCATTTCTTCCAAAGCTTTATAATAGCTTGCTTGTGTCGTTAAATCGGTTTGATATAAGCATGACAAATCAAATGAAATACTATATAAGTGAGCGACCGAATTAGGAATCAGCTTGTAATTAAATTCAGCCTCGATTTGTTTCAATATTGGTTGCAGTGTATCAGTTAAAAAAGAAACATTGCTCATTTCAGAAGCTTTGTAATTAGTAGATTGTCCGGCAAATACTTTATCTGGGTGAACTCCGTAAAATCTACATATATCAAGAATACTGAATTTCTTTGTTTCCAATAACTGCGCATCAACCGGATTTATAGAAAGTTGATGAAATCCAACATCGCCGGGAACTGAAATAATGTCTCTTCCTGTGTTTAGTTGTTCCTCTATGCGATCTCCAACCGTAGAAAGTTGAATATCCGTCATACCTGCACCGGGCAACCCTTTATTTATCTCTTTTGCACCGGAAACAAGCCCCTTTATTTTACTTCCATTCTGAAAGGTTCGTAAATTCTGATTATCTGCACTCGCGGCTATGGAAAAGATACGGCTAGCGTACATTATTGTGCTTACTCCTGTATATCCCCCGTCCAAACTATTATTTTTAAGATGGATTATTTCGTAGGATTCAAAACGCCCATATATCCGGTTATATGGATCAGAAATAATATAAACATCATTCAATTTGTCATAGGTTACTGTATTATTTGCGCATAATACAAGCTCGCTAACACTGCCGAACTTTCGACGGATAACGATGTAGGCGTTTCCTTGATTTACGATTTGAACAACCATATTCCTAACCATTTCAAAACTATTCATTCGTCGGTTAGGCATACGGGTTAATATCGTATATAAATCGTTTTCCTCGTCTGGTGAGAAATATCCATCTTTTTTCCGTTTAATTATAAGCGGTAAAGACGCGATAGTCCCCGAAAGAATAGAAGTACATCTATATGCGGCTGAAAGTTTCATTGCTTGATTACTGTTATGCACATCTATGGGCTGACTGGGTAACGATGGTAATCGGGAGTTTATCGCCGCATCTTTACCCGTTATGCTCATCTCTGCATTTAAGGCGCGTTTTTGCGTCTTTGAACGTCCCAATTCAAAATTAAAAGATAGTTTCATTATACCTCCATGTTATTAAATAAGTAGAATGTCATTAGGTTTGTTATAGTCGAATCAATCTTCGCATTGTGCGTTTTCTTGACTGGCTTCTTGTTCATGTTCCGATCTTCGTCTAATACCGCATTACTAAAACAGTACGGCGTAATCGGATTAGGGCTAAAGGTGAGCTTACTCCGATACAAAGCAAGTTCAAAGGATTCGATAGGGCTTGTAAACGTTCCGTATGTCTGTTTAACAGGCTTAATATATTCACTCGCACCGCCTACGGAATAAGTAAGAAGATTCACAAATTCAGCCGATTTATAAGGATCATAGCCAACTCCCATAATTTGTAGATACTTTGCACGCGCAAGTATATCGTTTACTATTTGCTGATAGTCGATAATATCACCGTCACAAAGAATTAAATAGCCCGCTTTCGCCCAACCTTCGTAAAGTTCCCGATTCGGATGATCTTTCAAAGCCCCTTCCGGGAAATAGTAGTCCGTATGCGAATGAAAAGAGCCGCTTTCTTTCGAATAGATATTATAAGTAACCGAAGAGAAGTCGTCTCGAACGGACAAATCAACCGCCACCATCGTAAGCGGATAAGTACCAATATTTTCTATTCTAATATCTTTGAATCGTTCTTCGATCTGCTTTGCCTCAATCCATTTTGTTGTTTGGTCGGTAGTAAATACGTTTAGTAACTTTGTTCGAAATTCCAGTGCATCCGGCGCGCTATATAGTGCTTTTTGATACGCGTCTATATAGAAATCTTCATAAACGGTTATACCCATGTGTGGTTGTACCTTGCGCCACGTTGCCGGATCGCCTTCCTCATCGTCTACGTCTGGCTCAAAGATGTGTGCAAATATGGAATCATTTTCAATCTCACCTCGTAGGATCGCTTTATACATTTTGAGCATTTCAACGAATGGAGCCGTTTCTTTATCGGATGCGGTCGTAATTACTACGGTTAAAGGGTTGAGCCGTGCGCCCATTGAGGACGTTAAAACGTTCTTCAATGCGGCGCTATCGGCTTGTGAATACTCGTCTACTATTACCATGCTTGCGTTAAGTCCGTCTAATTTATCCGGGTTAGAGGCAAGGCAACGGGCAAAAGAGGTTTTTCCCTTTATGCGGTTATATATGATTTCTCGATTAATTTTGAAGTGTCTAAACTTCGGATCGAGAGACTTTAAAATATTACGTATTTCATCAAAACAGACTTTCGCTTGATTGTATGAGTTTGCAGCAACGTATGTTTGTGCGTTCGCATCACCGAACAACAAATCGTTAATCGAAAGACTCGCTACACTTGTTGTCTTACTGAATTTACGCGGAACGAATAGAAGAGCTTCGCGAATCAAACGTTTGTTTGTTCCGGGCTTGTAAAACGCTAGAATGTTAGAGAACTGAAACACTTGTATCGGAGTCAGTTTGTATCTAGTTTTTCCCTTCGTGCCGGAAAACTTCAAACGCTCATAGAACGTGACGAACTTCTTTACTTCCTTGATCCGAAACTCGTATTTATCGAGGAAAACAAAGAAGCGGCGAACGGCTAGCAACTCGTAAAGGTTGTGCGCGTTCGGATTGTTAATACAACCTTTGATATACACATTTAGTCTTTCGTCTGCCTTGTCTAGCTTATACGAATCAACGTCGATGTTATGCAGATCGGAGACAACCGACTGCTTTAACGCTATCAGTTTATCTCTATTCTCCTTGTTCATCGCGATCTATTTTGTTTACTTCGTTAATCAAGTCGTTTACTTCGTCGTCGTCAGATGCAGAAAGCGTTTGAAAGGTCAAACCAAGTTCGCGTAATTGTTTGCGCGTTGCTTCGAGTGCATCGAATAAAACTTTGAAAGCAGGATGAGCCGTAAGTTTATCATTATTTTCGCGGGACACTTCTTTCACGTATGACTTCATACGCTTCTTTGAAATATCGTTTAGTGCAATTTGAAACGCCATATATGAACCTGCGCAAAGAGTTATACAGAGGTCTAAATCTTCCGTATATGTTCCCTGCGACTCCATCGCGGCGCGAATCTTTTCTTTTATGTCGTCCAAATCACACATTTTTATAGGCTTTTTGCATATAGGAAAAGATCGCAAGTATTTGGTAGCTCGGAAGATGCGCGCAAAAAGTTTACCCCCAACGCGCACCCCCTCGTTTCAAAAATTACTCACGCGTGTAAATATGAGGTGAGGTGGGTTTAGCGTATCGCGTTAAAAAATAAAAAAACCGCCCCCCCTTCGTCGAGGTTGAGCGGTTGTAAGGAAATCAGAAAAATATTATTTCTCGCCTTGCAAAAACCGATCCGCAAAACGTTCCGTCATTCGTTTATTATTCGCCTGTACCGCCTCTTTCGAATGACTAAAAGCACGTCGATGCGTATCAGAGTGGCACGAATGGCAAAGACTTTGCAGATTGTTATAATCAAACATTAGTTGTCTCATTCCGAGTTCGTGTGATACGGACTCAACCGGGACAGTGTGATGTACTTCCGTTGCAAGCGTACTGCGATTGTTCGCCTCGCACATCTCACAAACCGGATTGCTTTGTAGCTTCTTAGCTCGAAGTAACTTCCATTTGTTGGAGTTAATCATCTTAATGTAATGCGGGTTTCTACTCATTGTTCGTCATAATTAAAAAGAATCTTATCACATTGATAACAATCGTGCAACTCCTTTCGTGTCGCCTCGATGTCGTCCGTTTCTATCTCAACTAAATGCGTCTCGGACACATCGCCCGATTTGCATTGAATACGCCTGATTATATACATAACGTTTCGATCCGGTCTAATCCGTTAATAAGTAATCTAATCCGTGCACAATTCCCGTCGCATCGAGTCGACTGCGTTTCCTGTTTGTGTATCCGGCTTGCACAACCTTTGCAGTTCTTAGACGGACACATTTGTTTATACACTTCGATAGCTTGCCGCCTCGTTTCGTCTCTCTGTATCCGAGCCGCTTCAATAGCGACTTTTCGGATTAAGCCACGCGAGCGGATGCGCTCGTTTGTGGCTTGTTCGATGTACTGTTTTACTTTACTCATTTTACCGTGTTATTTTTAGGTTTGTAATTCCATCCGTTTAACTCGTAGACTTTCCGTTTCGCCTCTTCTTGCGTTGCCGCATCATCTACCTTTGTGTCTCCGTCTGGATCGCGACGATAGATATTGAAGTGTCGAAAACGAGGGGAATAATAATACTTTGATTGATTTTGCGTTTGATTCATTCTTTATAGAATATACAAAGCCCGAAAAGCTCTATTTATTGTTATTTCTTTTATTTCTTAGATAAATTAATTACATTTGAATCGTCGTATAACCTATTTTTATTTTATACTTATGGAACAGTATTTATTTGGTTTTATTCTTTATCAATGTGATCCTAGAACTTTCACAACGATTATGACTGACTCTGTTTACTTTTTACTGACCGAAGATGAAGCTTTTAGAAAATACAAAGAATTAACATCGAAATTGGAAAAAGGTCAGTTTATAGTAATTAAACGAGTCTAAGTATATACAATTCTTAAAATTTTAGCTATACACGAAATGCTCAATCGTCGTATAGTTAATCTAATATTGCCATAATTCTATCGTTTATTAGTTCTACACAAACATTCTAGGCTGCATCCGCGACAAAATGATTTTATTCGCATCTGCATAGAACTTCTTCTTTATCTCAAATCCGTATGCTTTTCGCCCGCATTGAGCGGCTGCAAGTAATGTTGTACCACTTCCGGCGCATGGGTCTATTACAACATCACCCGCATCGGTGAAAAGTTCGATCAACCGCTCAAGCAACGGAACTGATTTTTGTGTCGGATGAATCCGCGGTGTATCTATGTCTCTAGGATAATCGAAACAATTAAATACCATCCGACCGCCATTATTGAATTTTGGCAGTTTATCCCGATACAAGAGTACACCATATTCACAATTACCAACGACCTTCATATTAGCCTTTAAAACTTGTGCCGAAAAGTTCTTTTTAAATACCAGATTGATATATTTGTTCAGCCCGTATTCCTTCGCTTTCTGTATAAGTTCGAATTGTTGCTGAAATTCACAAAAGACAATCATACAGGGGGATTTTCCTTTTTCTTTTGGCTCTTTAACGAGCATCTTGCTACAAAAATGAAGAAATTCAGTAATTCGAAAATCCTTATCGGTATCGAAAAATTCTTTTCCAGCTAATTCGCTTTCTCCATTAGAATTGTCTCCGTCGATATACCAAGATGGATTAGAACCGTATGCGTTCTTCCCAATGTTGTAGGGAATATCCGCAATGATTAGTTGTGCTTTCGGAATACCGTATGTTTTATAGTTCTGGAAATGATCGTTAAATAGTTCTACGTCTTTCATTGAAGCAATAATATTAGTCGTTAATAAATTCGTCCTCGTTCTCTACTACTTCACTCTTGACAGGCTTCTTCACCGGAACGCGAATTGCCTTTTCTGTAAACTTGTTCGATAGATATTGTTTCGCCTGTTCCCAATCTGTAAAGTGTAAATTTGGATCAGTATAGAGCGAGATAATCGTAGAGTTTAATTTATCGAGTGCTCCGAAAGCACTTGAATTTATTGTGCCGTCTAGAGGTGAAAACTTGGCAACTAAGCCGTTATAATTCTCTGAAACAAATCGGTCGATATACTTCCGATTCCGTTCGTTTGCTTCGGCGTGTTCTACAGGAACGTCGTGCAAATAATTTGTGTTTGATAGTTTTTTAACCATATTAAAATCCTTCTAATCGTTTCTGTCCGTTCATTTCGTCTACCTTGTGTTGTGGTAGTTTTCGTTTTGGTTTTACATACTCGAAATGTCGTTCCGCCTGTGATAGATCGTAGAACATTTCTTTGATTTCGTCCGGTAGTACTTCTTCATCATCATCGCCTGGCATCGGATCGGCAACCCGGAGAAAGCAGCCTAAAATGTACTGCATAATCTCGTATGTGCTTTTGAAATGGTAGTCAGCGCGAATCTTATCGAGCCTTTGCCATTGTTCCAGATCGACGCGAACCGGAATCTTTTTAAAATACACAAGTTTCTTTTTTCTGCTTCGCATGGTTTCGTTGTATTAATTATCTTCTACTAGCTCCGTTCAAGTCCAAGACGTTAAACATTTCATTTATTCGATCCGCGATATACGCGCCATAAATACGCTGTATTTCCTTAATCGTTAAGTTCGTTGTAACATGAGTTATTGCCTCATGTCTCAACTCGTACCGACATTGGAAAATATACTGCATCACGTTTAGTTCAGTACCGAAATACTTTGCCGGGATTGGCTCGCGTCCTAGTTCATCAAAACAGATCATTCGCGGCGTACCGTTGTTGTAAGTATACAATTCTAGTGCATCCTTTCCGCGCATCGAAAAGCCGTTTGCAATACAGGAAGCCGAATCAATCCTAAAACCACCGATCGGATAGCCGCCCTTTGCTTTGCCGCGTGTGAAACAACTATATCGGTTTAGAATCTGCATGATAGTACTTTTTCCTGTACCGATGTCACCTCGTAACAATAGCCCTTTATTTGAATCTAGCTTCTCGGATCGTCCTTCAGTATACAAAAACAGTTGGTTCATTATGTTTCTATTCGAATCGTCAATCTTAAAACCGGGGCAAACGTATTTGCAACACGCTTTAAACCACTCCGGGCGCTTCTCTACTTCTATCGGCTCGTCATAGTACGGTAGTCCGTATGATAGAATCGCCGCTATCGGTAGAGTCTGTTTGCTTCTTGTTTCCATATTCGTTTTTATTATTCTTTAGTTCAAAAAATCCCGCCCAATTATTCGCAATCGATTCATCTACGATTTGAGATGCGACCGCCGGATTACCTTTGCTCAATTTCACTAATTTGTTGTAACACGCTTTGAGTGACTTTTCCGATTTGTAATTTTCCCGCCTGTCTTTCTTGTATTCAAGCCAAAGAGTAAACGTCTCTAAAAACTCATTAGATATAAAATCAAAATCTCCATGAGAGACTTTAGAGAGTATATTTCTGTTTGGTTTCTGTTTTAGTTTATTATAGTCTGTACTATCCCCTGTATCATTGACTCCCTTATCTACTGTATCATTGGCTGTCTGATTGGCTCCCTTATTGGCTGTTTGATTGGCTGTAAAATTTACAGTAGTAGTTACAGTGGTTTTAAATTCCTTCACGAAAGAATAAGAGCTTATAATACGTTTGTTCTTACCAGATTTATAATAAATCAATCCTGCATTTATTAAAGACTCACGGGCTTTTATTAGTGTTTTCTCATTCACGTTAAGCGCAAAACAAAGTTCAATGTTCGAGCAATCGAAAACGTCCCTCCAATCTTCGCCGTTACAAATAGCCACTAATTCGTAAAAAAGGGCTTGTTCGGTGGCGGTAAATCTGAAACGTCGTCGCGCTTTTCGCATCTTTTCAGTTAGCGTATATCCGTCTATATTCATCACACTTATAAAGTCTATCGAGCGATATAATAACTACAAATCCTTATCCCGATCGCCCGTCCCACTTTCAGGACGGAACAATAGCAAATAAAATTATTCTCTTCTCCGCCATTCCGACACGTCCGGCAATCGCTTTTTTGTACCTGTGTTGTTTTCTTCGCCATTTTATACCTCCTTTATTTCAAATTCAATTCTCGGATTAGTCTTATCTATATATTTCTCCGCCACTATTTTCACACAATTACGATCATTTCGTATCGCTCTACATGACTGCAAGCAGTCTAACACAATTTTAAGACAATTATCCAAGTCTGGTCGTTGCGTATCATAGTGCACGCTTAAATAGAGTTCAAATAAGCCTTTTATTTGTTTATTTCTGTATTGGCTACATTGAAGATAGAAAGACTTTTCATACATCACCAAAGCATCTTTTTTTGCAAGTGATCCGTGATATTTTCCGTCTTTACCTCTTTGTTGAATTATCTTGTAGCAATTACTCTTGCTAGGGCATTTCCCTATTATTATCTGCATCATATTTTATTTTGGTTTGTAAATAGTGGATAAGCCCGGATTCGAACCGGGAATGATACTTCAAGAGCCGCACCGCATTAACGGAATGTCTGGCGATCAACCTTACATAATTAGGCGTTTCCAATTCCGCCACTTATCCGATTTGCCGGGGCTTTCACCCGGCGCGTTGTTATTTAGTTATTTTCAAGAAGTCGGGAACAATCCCATATAACGCCGTTTTCCCATCCCAACGATCAATAAACTGTTTGTACAAAATTTCTTTAGTCAATCCTCTTGACCGGATGATAGCCTGTTCTGTTTTTAGTTGTTCTAACTCGTTTAACTTCTTTTGTTCTTCAATCTGCTGATCTAATACCGAAATATTCGTATTTACTTCATTACGACTGTCTATTTTCTCACGTACCTTTTCCGAAAATTCTAATTGTGCAGAAAATGTTAGTAATTGCAATCCGCGTTTTTCAAACTCCGTTTCGATTATTTGTTCTAACCGTCTTTCAAAAATCAATGAGCCTCCGTCTGCCATCAAACTATCCGTTTTATGTTTACGACTTTCTTCTTTTATTAAATCATATATACGCGGCTCCAATATATTATCTTCAAGAGAACTCATAAAATCGCCTCCGTCGCTAATATGTTTATTATCGAATACCACATCGACCGCCCTTTCTTTAATCACTTTATATGAATAAGTCGGACGAGCTTTAAACTCTGTATTGTCTGCTGCTTTTAGTGTAACAGGTTCGGCAAAGTCACCTCTTTGGTCAAATAATGGAACTTGAAAAAGTTCTGTGCCCCATTCCCACGTAGAAACGCGTCCCGTTTTAATGGAAAAATCGTTCTTTCCGTCTTTCCCGTAATTCTCCATGAAAACACCTGCATAATTGGGAGCGACACGTTCACATGAAGCGAACAAAACAACGGCAACAAATGCCAATAGTAAAAACTTAAAATCTTTCATTTTTAAAAATTTAATTAGTTTGTAAATTAAGAAAATTACAGCCGATAAAATAACCATAACGCCCAACCACGCGCTAACATGGTTGAATAGGCGGTTTCCTATTGGGATAGCTATCACGGCTATTAATAGCATCCAATGTCGTTTAATCATGTTTCTGTTGTTCTTTATTTTTCGCTTCATACGGATAAACATCTACAATCGCCGTTTCTTTGAGAAGAATCGAAGAATAATCCGCCATCGTTCCTTTCATTCCTTCGTCGAGTTTCTTCATTGCGTCGTGAATGTCTGCGGCTTGTATAAGTACATTCGTATACGTTCGCTTCTCCTTGCCGCTTTTCTCGTCAAGTGTAGTAAAAGCGAGTCGCCCGGCAAACCATTTATCGGCGGAATCCTCTTCGCTTGTAAATATCTCGCTATAATGTGCGCGGGAAATGTCGGACACTGTAAACTCACCGGAGATAAACGGCGTTACTTCTTCGATTATTCGCGCTTCTGCTTCGGTAAAACTTAGTGCATCGACTAAGTACGGTTCAGTTACCTTCTTTTGCATCCCGTTTTCCATTACTTTCTCGTAGCGAATTTTCGTTAAAAACCAAGTGTTCATAATTTCGTGTTTATTAAAGTGTTTATAAAAGTGTGATTAATCGTGTTGTGTTAGCGTTGTGACGGTACAGCGTGAACGGAATAATTATCTAAGATGCATTTTACAGACACAGAATCATACGGAAATGTTTTATACATAAATGATTCGGTTACTTTAAATCTAAGAGATGTCGAGTTGTCTATTTCGAGACACAAATAACTCGTCCCGTCGCTTTTCAGGTCGGATCGTAATTCTTCATCATTAATAACTAACTCCTTGCCTAATGCGCACTCAATATCCCGATAAGAATCAATAGGAATATTTGTACAGTATTGTTTCAAGTAAGAAAGAATATTCTCTGTTTTAATTAATTTATTCATGCTGCTTTTTTTATTTTATTGGTGATTAACTTCTTTAACTCCTTCCGTATCTTATAAATCTGATTCTTTACCGGAACACTATTTTTCGCTTCCGGCTTTAACGCCTCGATCTGCATCTTTAATTCTAATACCGCTTTTGCCTTATCGACACAATCAAGCAAATCCAGACCGGAACGGATAGATTCGTCTATCATCTCGCTAGCCAACCGGATTCGATCATAGAGTTTCTTTATATTCTCCACGTGATCGGCTCGATTCATTTCGAGTATTCGACCGTCGTTTACATAGCCGTCATAAATGACATAATACAACTTGTCTATGTCTGGGCGACCTAGAAAATGTCCGAGGAATTGCCAATAATATTCGTCTTTTTCGTCGATGGTATTTCCGAACTGCAGCGATTCGATCTTTCCTTGCGACATCGGGCACTTGATCTCACCCAGAGCGATAACTTTCCCGTCGAATCCGTACACATAGAAATCCGGTGAATCTCCGAATCCTTCAAACGGTTCATTGAAAACAATGTCCTTAAAATCGGTTGTACACGACTTGATCTCGTTCATTAACTGGCTCCGTACCCATTCGACCGCTAGCGGTTCGTTTTCATGTCCCCAATCAAACGCCTTGTTACTTCCGTTTTCTCGCATCGTCCCGGTTCTACGCTCGTACCGTACTAAATACATCGCGTCTAACGCGGCTTTGCCAAAGGGACAACCTTTGCCCGCTTTCATCAGATCGGGAAGCGTAGAGGCGGTTATTTTGCCCCGTCTCTTTTCCTTCCATTCGATTTCTTTTTGTTCACTTGATTTCATGTGCTACTAATTCTTTGATTTGTTCTTTAGTTAGTTTATATTTCGTCTGTACCTGTGCGACCGTAAAACCACCTGCCAGACCGTCGAGGATATTTTTCCAGATTGCCGATCCTGTCTCAACCGTAGGCAATGAGTTTTCTACTTTCGGAAGAAAAGGACGAATACGAAGCGAATCAACCTTTTCGCCGAAAGCGTCAACTAATACCGCTCCGATTTGGATTTGCTTGTTTATCCATGACTCAAAATTCGGATTCTTGAAAATTTTCGTCAATGTTTTGCAATTCGTCCGGTTGAGGATCATCGGTTTCACATTTTCGAAGAAATAAGCGACGAAACATTCTTCTTTCTTTCCAGACGCGCCGACTACTTGTTCTTTTTTCGTTTCGCGGATGGTGAGAATTATATCTTTTCCATCCGGTAGGCTGTAAGCGCCTAGATAGTCATAATTAAATTGAGTTTTCCAGTGTGTCATTATCTTGTTGTTTAAAAGTTATCGTTTCCACCCTGATAAAGCGCCTCATAACAGTGAGCGCAAACCGTTATTATCTTTGTGCCATGTCTGCCGCGTTCGTACGTTTCGACCTCTAATTCTATTTCTTCGCCCGGTTCGATCTCTTCGCCGCAATCTTCGCAAACTAGAGTATCAGAAGGGCACGCACCAAGAACCGTACAAATTCGGCAATTACCGATACATTGAGGATTCGCCGCCATGTCGTTTCGTGTTTAGATAGTTACAGACTAGCACATAGATAACCGTGATAAATACGATCAGTAGTGCGATAATTAATTTGTCCCGCTTCGGCTCGCCTTCTGCGAGGCTGCACGCTAAAAGCATTAAGATAATAGCGACGGGACTTTGTTTTAGTGTTAGCATGGTGTTTGTTTTATACTACCTTATTACTCTGTATGAATCTATCTATACTCGATAAATCGTACCAGATCATTTTTCCAAATTGAGAAAAAGAAATGAGAGCTTTTTCCCGTAACGTTCTCAAAAAATCATCCGAGCATCCTATATAGGATTTTGCTTCATCTTTACTAAGCCACTTCTTTACTATTGGCTCAACTTTTCCGGTTACTCTAGTTCGTCCCATTGTCGTACTATTCTTTGCGTTCAACATAAATGTTATCTCCGTCGATCCAAGTTTTAAAAATCTTTCCTTCATCGGTTTTTAAATCGGATGCGGTCGTTCTTACTGATTTTCTGCGGTTGCGGGGGAAGTAGGTTTGTCGCCCTACTTCCATCGCTTGCAGTGTCGGTTTAATTGGTGTTGTGTTCATTGTCGTGTATATTATGTAAATTATTTATTGAGAAAAGTGCATTTCTTAAATGGAAGATAAATTGTCATTAAACAAACTATCATCATATCATAAAGAATATCTTTTCTTTCATTACTTTTGCATTGTTACATTTAAAATTAATATCATGCGATTCTATCAAATTACTCCTAATCTTTCTATATCGGACGACTCCAATTTTGGTAATTATGACCATAAGATAATTTATGAGTTGCTAACATCTATCAGTTCTAATTTCTCAAAACATTTAAATCTCATCTCATCTAGTGTCCCCCCATGCCGTATAACCTATATTAATACTAATCCTAGATGCTCCAATATAATGTCAGAAAGATGGATTTTTTTACATGTCAGTCAAGACTATTGGTGTCAGTGGATATATCAATTCGCTCATGAGTACTGTCATCATTTAATAAACGGGGCGATGAGTGACGATATAATAGGTTTAATTTGGTTTGAGGAATCAATTTGCGAGTTATCTTCTATGTATCATCTTCATCAACTGTCTACCCAATGGAGCATTAGTAATGATCCGATTAAACTCCGCTACGTCCCCGCTCTCCATAACTATCTCCACGATTTAATCTCAAAGCAGCCTCAACTATTTTCCGATGCACTTCGTCCGGGATTTCTAGCACTATGGGAACAAATCCTATCCGAGCCGATATGTTATCGGGATTATTATAATGTACTTGCTGCAAAGATGTTTCCTTTGTTTGTAGAGAATCCTTCACTATGGAAAATAATTCTTCACTTTGGAGATATGCGGAAGTGGGGTTCTCTGCAGGAACTATTTGATTACCTTCAGAGAAATGCGACACCTGATTACTCGGATTCGTTGAATGAGTTACAATCTTTGTTGCTTTCATAATTCTATACTTTTATTTGTTAGTTCTTGATTGATTGATTAACTTTGATGCGACAAAGATAGAAGTTATTTCGCAAATTGAAAAATATTCGACGAAATAATTTCGCAATACGCAAAATTATGACTAAAAAAGAAAGATTAGAGGCAATAATCGACTATTATAGCGATGGAAAGCCATCAGTATTTGCGAAGTATATAGGCGTAGCTCCATCAACTATTAGTTCATGGCTATCAAGAGATACACTTGATTACGATTTAATTTTCGCAAAATGCGAAAACATATCATCTAATTGGCTGCTCACTGGAAAAGGCGAAATGATTAAAAATGCAGAGCGAGAACAAAAAACAATCGAGATTTCCGAATCTGCAATAAGCGAAACAAAACGAAAAGGAGCACTAATCTACGACATAGACGCAACATGCGGGCTAAGTGGTAGAGATATAGAATTTACAGACGAAAAAGTGATAGGAAGTATAGACGCACCGGAGATAAACTCGGATTCAAAGATTATATTCGCCACGGGCGATAGTATGTTACCGCTAATCGCTTCGGGCGACAGGGTAGTAATTAGAAAGATTGAGAGTTGGGATTATTTCAACTACGGACAGGTGTATTTAATCATAACGAATGAATACAGGCTTATAAAAAGAGTTCGTAGGCATCCTAAAGATGCGGATAATTTAATCCTGCTTCGTAGCGAGAATCCAGACTATGATGATATAGATTTACCGAAACGGGAAATTATTCATCTTTTTATTGTGGAGAACATTTTATCAATCAAAAACATATTATAAATCACTAAAAACAAAACAACATGAAGAAGCTATTATTTTTAGCACTACTATTATGCAGCGTTTCTGTATGGGGGCAAATCCAAACAAATGTAACAAAACAATGTTATCTATTATATGACTTTGACGGTAAATCTTTCAATAAGAATAAGAAGATAAAAGAAGGTACTACTATAACATTAACCAAAGAATCTGATCGCCTTATTGGATTCTACGAAGTTTTGTATAAAGGGAAGCAATATGTAATAAAAGAGAATTGCATAAATCAAAAGGATCTAAGTTTATTGCCCAAAGATAGCCTAGCGATTCAAAAGTATTGCAAAGCAATCACTAAAGCAGGAAAAAGGTGTTCTCGCTTGCATGAGCCCGGCAATGTGTATTGTTGGCAACATAAAAAAGATTCAATCAATACGCAAAATATTCATTCTCGACAACAAGATAGAGTCATCCACACGGGACCACGAGGGGGCAGATATTATATTAATAGCAAAGGGAATAAAGTATATATCAAAAAATAAAATTTATCATATCACCTCTAAAACAAACTCTGCATGAAGAAGTTACTATTTTTATCATTGTCTGCTCTATGTCTAAGCAGCTGTTCTTCTAAAACCGAGACGCCTTTAGAAATATACCTGAACGAGCACAATCAAAATTTAAAATCATTAGAAATAATCGAAGTTTCAGAAATAGACAGTGCATATTCTCCTTATAAAGAATTAATGTCTTTATCTTATATGTATTCAAAACTCGGTGCTGATATAGCAAAACTAAACGCAAAAGCATTTAAGGCAAAAAGCAATAAAGAGGCTATTGCAATATTAGATAGTGCTTTGAATATATATAATCAAGAAGATGCAAAGCTCGATCCTATAACAAACAAATGTTTTAAATCTATTGATTTCCCTGAACTGATAGATGAAAAAAATAGAATATATATAAAAGCAAAATATAAAATAGACGGGAAAACCCAAGAACACAACTTCTATTTTAATGAGGATGGGAAAACGATTGGGCATACGGAAGAAGATATACGCCAAAGTGCTAACGATGTTCTCTCTGGGTTAAATAGCGCACACGATGCAAAAAGAGAAATTGAAAAAGATAAAAGAGCAATAAAGAGAGGAGAATATAGATTCAATGCTCAATAACCGCCCAATAAACAAGTGTCATCGACCACTAAATCGAACTAAACATGAAAAACCGAATCAAATCATATTGGAGCAACTGTTTGTCAATCGCTGCGATTATATGTAGCGTTGTTGCTATTTGCGTTTCGTTACCATCCGCGCCGGAGTTAGGTATAGACTATATCGGGGTGATAGTAGGGATTTTATCATTTCTTGTAACATTGCTAATAGGGTGGCAGATATACAATGCAGTAACAATAGAAAAAAGAATAAAAGGTGAAGTTGAACGGACTAGAAATGAAATTGATAGCTATTTCAATAAGCAAAAAGTAGAAAATCTATATATGCTAACAATAGTCAATGGTATTTCGCAGAGTAGAATGGACGTTATGGAGAAAAAATATGATAGTGCGCTGTTCTGCTGTATATATACAATAGATGCAGCATTAAAAGCTAACACGCCGGATATTGCACAAACATGTCTTAATATGGTTATTGATTCAATCATTCCCGGCTTTAAAAGGCAAACGACAAAGGAAACAGCTAAAGAGAACAAAGCTAATTATATTCAAATTCTAAAAAAAATGAATGATGACAGAGTTATTGATCTGATTGTATATCTACGCTCTCTTTAGCTCTTAGAATTATGTGATTCATCATATTTGTATATATTTTAATGCCATCATTGCACATTTCCTCTAATTCCTTTTTCTTTAGTTGGTATTTTTGTTCTTTTTCATCCTCTTGCATGCATTGATAAGTAAAGAGAGCCATAATAAACAAAATAGTAGAGATGGTACAAATAGTTATCATACCAAGAAAACAAAAATCAACTGCTGTCAT